ATTGGAATATCTTTCATAGACAAGTGTGGTGTGACCATACGGAACAACGACTTCACCTGTTTAGCACGAGACATATCAGCAACTGATTTTTCTGCCAAGGCATCCTCAACTTCTTTTTTGGATGCCAAGTTACCAATTGAATCGATGATGATGATTAATTTGTCACCACGTTCCAATTGTGTTAACTGAGCCATAACGTCAAACTTCAACTGCTCAATATCTGTAAGAGGAGTATGCAACACACGATTTGTATCAATACCGAATGAGTCAAAATAGGACTGAGGAGTACCAAACTCAGAATCGTAGAATAAAAGCGCAGCATCTGGGTATTTGTCCAAGTAAGATTTGGCCATTAGTAATGAAAATGCTGTCTTAAAATGTTTGGATGGACCTGCCCACATTGTAAGACCTGGAGTTAGACCACCATCTAATCTGCCAGAAAGTGCCACGTTGATAATTGGCACTGCGGTTGGAATCATATCCTTCGCATTGAAGAATTTAGATTTTGCCAAGATAGCAGACTCTTTGATACTGCTGTTCTTTTTAATTTTGTCGAGAATGCTCATTTATTTTCCTTTTTCACGAAATGAATATGGTTCATCATAATCATACTTAGGTTCTAAAACTTTTGTTGTTGATGATACGCCAGGAGAAGAAATTGGCGGGATACTTTCTCCTGTTGTTTCATCAATCACAATAAGATTATTTCTTTCTACTTCTACTGTTTCTTTTTTGGAGACAAAAACAGGTATTTCTAATTCCTGTTCGACTTTGGCCTCAGGAATAACTTCATCCACTTCTTGTGGTTTTTCTACAAACTCCGTTGGTTGTTTCTTCATAAAGTCATTCCAAACTTTATTTCGTTTAGGTTGTAATGAACCATTTGCTGCAATCAATAATAACACAGCAAGTGGATCAAACACTAACATAATCAACATAATAACAAGACGTACAGCCTTATCTATAATGTCAGTTCCACCAGAACCATAGATTAGTTCAGCCACATACTTTATCGGCCCAAATTCGGATTCCGCCTTGGATAATTCATTTTGTAGCGGAAATTTTGTTTCATTGAGTTCACTAATTGTTTTCTGGAAGGCCTCGTTTTCAGAAGCAATGCGAGTCCTTTCCTTCTGCTGATTCCTGCGTATTGATACAGAGTTAGCGATACCTTTTTCATCTGTAGAGCGACCCATTGTTTGGTCGACCTGCTCATCCATCTGTTTAAGAATCTTGCGGTTGTCATCTAAGTTTCCTTTTGCAATTCTAATCTTCTCATTAATCAATTCTACTTTGGCTGCCAGTGGCGCAGTATCAGAAGAATGTTCAAGGTGTGCCTTAGACAAATAACCAAATATACCCATACTGGTAATTAACATCAGAATAATAGAAGCTGCTGTTAGATACATCTTCATAGCAAGATGTATATCTTTCCAGTTTTTATATAACCACGATACAGTTACAAGTTTTGCACATTCAAGTACCGAACCCATAATAATAATTGGCCAAAAAGAACCTGGAAATATGGCAGTTAAACCAATAACAGAATAGTATGCAGCAACACCAGACAGAGCTAATGCTGTTAGATAAGTTAGGAAAATCATCCGAAAAAGTCCATGAGTGAATTAGTTTTTTCTGCTTTCCATTCCATGCAGTCTAGAATGACCTTAATTGGCTCAAGAAAAGCTTTAGAGAATTGTACATCATAATCAATATAATTGTCAAGCCCAAATTCTTTTGGTATTCTGGATGGAAACGAGACCACATCTTCTTTAAAATGATTTGGTAGTTTCAAATAGGTAAACTTAATCTTTTCACCTTCTTGAATTTTAGGATATTTCTTTTCCAAATTCAATTCTTTTAGGTGATGGTTATACATGATGGCACCACGAACATGGATTGGTGTGCCTTTTTTATACATTGTGACAGAATCGGAATAATTACGCAAACCATTCATACCACGAGGAAAAGAAATATCTTCTGCCGGTAGTTTTTTGAATTCTTCTTTGAATTTTGCAATAAAGTCCTGCACATCCGATTCTGTTCCTGTCATCATCAACTTAACTGCTTGCCACATCTTTTCACGGATGGCCGATGGTGTTGATGACTTAATCATTTCCAAACCCATCACTTTGATGTGTGGTTCAGCGTATTGAACACCTTCATTATTATACACGTTTAAGATATAACGCTTCTTGGCAGTCCATACACCTTTGTCGGAAAGACCCTCACGTTTCATTTGCATCTTTTGTTCATACGCATGGACATAATCAGCCAACTCTTTATATGATTTGTCGATGTATGGTTGTAGTTTATCTTCACAAACACGGTCCATGAATTCAATGACCTTTTGTGCAGGCATTTTAACCACACCATCAACGCCATAAACTTTGTCAACCAAATCACCAAGACGGAGATAGATTGAATCGGTATCAGATGCAATTACATAATCAACATCATCCGTACCAAGAATCTTATTCATGTATGAATTTATTTTTGCTTCGATCCAACGAATTGAGAGTTGGCCTGCTGAAGTGACTCCAAGAGCCATGCGTAGGTCATAAAACCTAAAATACTGACTTCCCAAAGCGCCGTAAGCGGAGTTGAGGGAAACTTTCTTGGCAAGTTGTAGGTTGTTGTATCTTGCGACTCGTTTTTCAATGTCATATTTTTTACTTTCATTCTTTTCGTTTTCAAGTTCTTGTTGAGCAACCAACATCATCTTTTTAAACTTTTTACGGTCTTCATACATTTCAGTCATCATTTCAGGCAAGAAGCCTTGTTTGTCGGTACGAAAGTATTGTCCGTTTGGTGTAATAGTCACACCACTCAAATTTGATAGGTTAACCGACTTAGACAACAATTTGTCAACGCTTACGCCTTCAGACAACACATCACGCATTGCTTGTGTATAGTCTTCTGGTTCAATCAACGTTTCTGGCGAAATGTTATACTGCATCATCAAATGTGGATATAGACTATTCAAGTCAAAAGATGCAACCCATTTATGAGCACCAATTTGTGGGACTTTAACATATGCACCTTCAAAAGCCGAATCTTTATCTTGCACTTCACGTGGAGGAACAATAATGCCTTTGTTGAACAAATAGGAATATGTCATTGAATCCCACATACGAGTTTGTGCAAACACATCCTCATAGTTACACTTGGTGTCATAGGCAAGTGTGAGTGCCAATTCCAACAACTTCAGTTTATCTTCCAACTTCAAAATCAATTTAACGTCTTTGATGTTGTATTCGATAAACTTTTGAAAGTTCAAACGATATAATGCATGAAGGTTGTCATACTCATCATAGGAGATTTTACCTTCACCAAGTTCTGCTTGAGCAATATTGTCCAGTCGGTATGACTCTTGTGACTTGCCGCCAGGAGCATACCATTTGTAGAGTTCAATATAATCAAGTGATTCAACACCAACAAAACCATACGCAATCAACTGACGACCATTAATCATAGTCTTACGCTCAGTGATGAAGTTCCATGGAGATAACTTCTTGGCCATATCTTCACCAAGAATTTTACGAAACCTGTTTACAAGATATGGAACATCAAAGAATTTGGTATTCCAACCAGTAATAACATCTGGACATTTTTGAATCCACAGTTCCAAGAATTGTTTGCAAAGAGAATACTCATCTTTACATTTGACATAGATTTCGTCACCTTGTGTTACATAATCACCACAGCCGAACACATATGTTGGTCCATTTAGGTATGTAATGGCAATTGCCGTGATTGGTTCATTGGCCAAATATGGATCAGGGAAACCATTTTCTGAACCAACCTCAATATCAACAATACCGATAGATATTTTATCAAAATCCCAGTCAACCATACCTGGATGTTGGTCAGCAATAAATGCATATGCATATCTGGTGTTGCCGTATATCTTAGGCATACCAGGAACACCCTCGTACCGCTTAACGAAGTCTTTAGCATCGTTGATATCATCAAACTTTTTACGTTCTAATAACGTGCCGTCTAATGATTTGTACTGTGTTGGTTTTTTTGTGGGAATGTATAAAGATGGTGTGTAGTCAATACGTTGTTTGACCCGCTTACCATCCATGAACCCACGATAAAGAATGCCATTACCAAAATTTTGGACATTTGTGTAAAAATCCATTAATCAACCTGTGATGATTTGTGACGAACTTGTCATTCCACCTGCAAACATACGATTGTATTCATCAACTAGTGGTTCGTCTGGAACATAACTGTAAACCACATGTATAGGTTCCAACAACAACGACACTGGTTTTTCTGGGTTTGATAGTGCTGGGAAAGGTTGAAAACCCATAGATGGTTCACCGCCTTGTATTTGAGATGGAAACATTCTTAATGTTACGGCTTGTGTAACTTGAATACGACCATCTGATGTATCCGTGGTTTTACCAATGATTTCTTCACCGGTAACTAATTTTGTAGCTTTAACTGTCATAATTTTATCCTTATCAATTTTTCATAAATACATGTAATTATATATGATTTTGTCTGGACATGCAATATGTCCGTGCGTTGTTTACCTAAATTAGACACAATCATTTCCCACAAATGGATCCATTCACATTATTTGCGCTTGCCAATGGTGCAGTTTCTGCTGTAAAAGCAGGGTGTAAACTTTATAAAGATATAAAGGGGGCTGCTGGCGAAGTCAAGGATGTGCTTAAAGATTTGGATGAACAGTTTCAAAAGTTACACCCTCCAGAAAAACCTGCAACTGTTGAACAAAGAAACCAGTTTGTACAAGAAAAAAATAAGGTAATTGACTTAAACAAGAAAGCCAACGAAGGCGCACAAGATGGAATATATCGTGAAATTGGTGAACACCTTGGAACATACTATGATAACTTTTACAAGTGCATGGCTGTATTTGATGAAGAAGAATTCCGTGCTGAAAATGAAGTATACACCGGTGATTCTAGTTTAGGTAAACGAGCTCTGCAAAGAGTTCTTATGCGTAAACAATTGGAACAAATGAGTGTAGATTTACGAGAACTTATGGTATATCAAAGCCCACCTGAGTTGGGTGCATTATACACCGAAGTGGAAGAAATGATGAAACACATGGGTTCAACTCAGAGGATTCTTGTACAAAAACAAATGCAGAATGACCAACTTGCAAAAGTTCGAAAATTAAAAAGATTGGAAAGACTTAGAACAGAAATTGCTTTAGGATTAACAGGTTTGTTAATTGCATGTTCTATTGGAATAATGTTTACTGTGGTTATTGAAGACAGAATTAAGAAATATCCACATTTGGGTGACAGATGGATTCCTATGACCGAAAAGGAAAGAATCGAAGCCGCAAAACCAAAAATATATACGGGACGATAATGTTAAAAAAATTAGAAAAACTATTGGATGATAGTTTGTGGTTTGTTACGATAACGTTTCACTTAATGATAGCATTCATCACAACAATTACATACTTATTTGTTGCTATTGCCACCAAGTGGTTGGGTAAACTTTAACTTTTCAATTTGATTAAAGGCATCATCTTCGGCCTTTGCATCATCTATTTCTTGTGGGGTCTTTTTACCCCAAATGATATCATAGTTGTTTCTATATTTGTCTGTAACTACACCGGTCTGTATACTGTCGCCGGTAATATCATTTTTTGTGGCCATTATTCGTCACCGTAAATTAAAACAACATGTTCAATATCAACAACAAAAACACCTTCTTCACCTGATTTCATGGCACCATTCCAGTTCAAAAGAACTTGGTCACCAATTTCAACTTGATTTACATCAGGTCCAAGTGCAAGAACTTCAGCACGATCTGGTTCTTCTGAACTTTGAAGGATAATACCACCAGAAGTTTGTTTCTCTGATGCAATTCGTTTGACTGCAATTTTAGTTGCTAGTGGTCTAATCATAATTATCCTAAAAGTGGTTGCAGTGGCTGGACTCGCACCAACGACCTCCGAGGGTATGAGCCTGGTGAGATGCTTCTTCTCTACACTGCTATAAAATGGAGCGGTCACTCCGATTTCCACAGAGATACTGGGTGGACCCCAATATTGTTAGAAACGACCGCATAAAACTTGGAGCGGGATAACAGAATCGAACTGTTGACAGAAGGTTGGAAACCTACAGTTTTGCCACTAAACTAAACCCGCATGTATGTATTATATATGAAAAAACTTGTAGAGTCAATAGATATTTTGAAAGTATACCAAACTTGGAGCGGGTACCGAGAATCGAACTCGGAAATAAACCTTGGCAAGGTTTCAGGTTACCTTTACATCATACCCGCAAATTTTGGTGCGAGAGCTCTCGCATAATATCCTTGTTTGGATTCGAACCTTGTTCTAGTATTGTCTATCTGCGCTTCCCACAGTGCTGACAAGGATAATTTGGTCCGGCGTACAGGAATCGAACCCATATTCATCGGGTAGAAGCCGATTGTATTATCCATTATACTAACGCCAGTTATTTGGTGCGAGTGGCCGGACTCGAACCGGCACGCCATAAGGCGGGAGATTTTAAGTCTCCTATGTACTACCAATTTCATCACACTCGCATTAATTTGGTGCCCCAGAGGAGAGTCGAACTCCTAGAATTTCGCTTCTAAGGCGAACACGTATACCAATTCCGTCACCGGGGCAATAAATACTTTATATGACAACACTCAAATCAGCTGAACCAGATTTATGGAAACATGCTGGAGAATTACCTTATAAAGAATCTAAATTCTCTACCATAGAACGAAATTTTACACCATCTTGGCCAAAAAAGCAAGATGATAAATTTGTTCGTACCGAAATTAAACAGATTGGTGCTCCAAGAAAGAATCGAACTTTCATCTAATCCTTACCATGGATTTGTTCTGCCATTTAACTACAGGAGCATTGGTACCCACGCTCGGAGTCGAACCGAGAGAACTCTTCCTTTTGAGAGAAGTGACTTTGCCAATTTGTCCACGTGGGCATTTGTTTGGTGCAACCTACAGGAATCGAACCTGTTTCAACGGTTGCATATTTG